GAACAAGTTGGTGAGCGTGTTGCGCTTGTTAACGAAATGATTCTATTCGGTGCTTTAAAAGCGTGTACTAACGTGTTCTACTCTGGTGCAAGTTCAACTTCTATTGCAACAACCGCAGCACCTTTGTCTTTGTCTTTAATTCGTAAAATCACTAAAGCAATGCAAGCTAACCATGCTCGCCCTGTGACCAATACATTAAAAGCATCACCAAACATTGCTACTCAGCCTGTTGAAAGCGGCTATGTAGTTGTTTGTCATACTGATTTTGAACCAGATATTCGTGATATTGCTGGATTTATTCCAACTTCACAATATGCAAGCGGCACTCCAATGCCTAACGAAATTGGTCGTGTTGAGCGTTTCCGTTTCATTACTTCACCAGATTTACCTGCTCAATTTAGCGCTGGGGTAACATTGGCGAATTCACAAAACGCATCATACGCAACAGTTTCTGGTTTTTGCCAATCTACATTAGGTACAAACATTGACGTGTATCCTTTCTTCGTATTTGCTCAAGATGCGTTTTCGCAAATTGCATTACGCGGTAAAGAATCGATGTCACCTACTTTCATCCCAGCGGGTGAAAAAACTAAATCTGATCCACACGGTCAACGTGGCTACGCTGGTTCTATCTGGTGGAAAGGTGTCATGATTGAAAACAATCAATGGATGGCACTTGGCTATGCTGCTGTAAAAGCACTTTAATTAATTTAGCGCCAAGTTAATTCTTGGCGCATTCTCAGAGGATTTTGAAATGGCTGAAAATACCGCATATAGTATTATTACTAAAACAAATGATGAAGATTCGCAACTTGATATGTTCATTCGTTTGTCACTTGGCGCAGTTAATACAAGTGATTATATTGAATTAAAAATTGGCTGTAAGCCACGTTATGTTGTCATAGAAAATTTTGTAGATAGAACTAAATTGGAATGGTACGCAAATGTTACTGCTGATGTAGCAGCAACTGCAATCGCACTAGGAACTTTATATACAATTAAAACCGTTGGTACAACTGATTGGGTAGCATTAGGCGCTCCTTCAAATACTGCTGGTGTTCAATTTACAGCTACCGCAGCAGGCACAGGTTCGTCTGGTACTGGTTACGCTATTACAAATGATAACGTGGCTATTTTAACTATTGCTACAGGTGTTCGTACCTTACTTACTACAAGTAGCATTTTAGTTCGTGACCGTGTAATTCAAATTTCACAAAGTGCAGGAGCAACTGTTCTTGCAGCTAATAAAGATATTGCAGTTCGCGCAGCGGCTTAATGCTTTATCGGCAGTGTGTCTTTTAGGCGCACTGCCATTTTTTAATATATTGGAGTTTATAACATGGCAATTCAAAAAGAATTACATACAGAAGAAGTACGCGGCAGAGCAAAACCTGCAATTAATCTACAAGACAGCGTTGCTGATATTCGTGACAATGAAGAATTAATCATTGAAACTAATCCTATGGATATGGCATATATTGATGAGTTAGCATTCATGGAGGAAAAGATTACTATTCGCTTAGAACCATCAGCAGATAGATATTCACCTAAATTTATTGATGTGGCAGTTAATGGTCGTGTTGAATGGCTTGAAGTGGGTACACCTATCAAAGTGGCTCGTAAATATATCGAAGTTTTAGCTAGAGCAAAATCAGATACTTTCATTACTATTGCGCCTAATACTAACGATGAAAATCCTGTCAATTTGATTTCTCGTAACACATCGCAAAAATATCCATTCAGTGTGATTAAAGACCCTAATCCCCGTGGATATCAATGGTTGACGACTGTATTGTCACAATAATTTATTAACCGTACTGGAATTAAACCATGACATTTCTTGAACTCGCTAATCGCCTTTTATCTGAAGCAGATATTTCTGGCGCAGGATTAATCACAACGGCAAATCAACAGGGTGAGTACAAACAAGCTGTTGATTACATCAATACTGCGTATGCAGATATTCAATTACAACACGCCAATTGGGATTTCCTACGGGGAGATATGTCATTTAATACCATTATCGGTGTAAATAATTATTCTGAAACGGGTATCAGTTTGCTAGATTTAAGCGAATGGTCGCCCGAAACTATGCGCATCTATTTAACAGCGAATGGTATTGTCAGTGAACAATATCTCATTCCTGTTGAATGGGATGAGTTTAGAGATTTATTTATGTTTGGGAATGCGCGTATTCAAACCGGATTCCCAACACACTTTACTATAAAACCTGCGGATAATTCGCTTACGTTTTATCCTATACCAGACAATGTTTACACGGTAGAAGGCGAGTATTATAAAAATCCTTCTGTCTTAGTAAACGATACCGACACGCCAATTTTCCAATCGCGCTTTCACATGATTGTGGTTTGGCGAGCATTGATGTATTTTGCAACACAGCTTAATGCACAAGAGCTTTACGCCATCGGTAATATTGAATATCGCAAATTATTGTTTAAACTTGAACAGTTTAATTGCCCTGTACCCACTGCTTCGGAAGAACTCGCATGAGAATGAACGCGCTACCTAATGTTAAAACCATGACGCAATACTCGCGTTTTGCCGGTGGTCTTGATTTGGTATCGCCACCTCTCACTATTGACGCAGGCAAATGTATTTCAATTAATAACTACGAGTGCAATGCACTTGGGGGTTATCGTCGCATTGATGGCTATGAGCGTTTTGACGGTAGACCTTCTCCTAGCGCTCAGAGTTACTATTATTGTCCATGCACGTTCTCAGCGGCAGTCACAGTAGGTCAAACAATCACTGGGGCAACAAGCGCGGCTACAGGCAAAGTATTACAGGTTGAATCTACCTATCTCATTATTGATAGAATTACTGGCACATTCCAAGTTGAAAATTTCAAAGTTGGTGGGACGGTAAAAGGCGCGTTAACTATCCTGCCTTCCAAAGACGGACATCCTACAGGTGTCGGTCATGCCACTGCACTTGGCTTAGTAGCGGATGATTATCGTGCCGATATTACTGCTGTAACTGGTAGTGGGGTGCTTCGCGGTGTCTGTATGTACAAAGGCATTGCTTATGCGTTTCGTGATAACGCGGCAGGAACGGCAGTCGATATTTGGAAATCAACTTCCACTGGATGGCAACAAATTACTTTATTTAAATCGCTACCTTTTAAAACCTGTACGGTAGATGTGCTTGATGGTGTGGTTATTAACCAAAAGAACTCTGGTGCAACAGCTACAGTTAAACGCCAAGTAATTGAAACATCTCAAAATTTAGATGATTTGGATGCCACCAGTGATTCTACAAATACAATGGGATTGGGTTCGCATACCTTCACTACGCAAACTGGTAAAGCCTACGTTGCAGGTCAAGCAATTTTAATTACTGCAATTGCTTCGCCAACTAATTACTTGAACGGTACAATCACTTCTTATAGCACTAATCAAATTGTTATTAATATTACTGCTAAAACAGGCTCTGGCACATATAGCCAATGGGCGCTTCATTCTGATCCAATTAATATTCGCAGTGACACTGGTCGCTTTATTGTCACAAGTGTCACCGGCACATGGACAAGTAATGTAGCGGATACGATACGAGTGGGTATTATTGATATCGCTGTTGTTGATAATCCCAGTGGAAATCCTGTTACTCAAATTACTATTCTGCAAGGTGGTAATTATCAGTTTGTTCAACATAATTTTTCAGCCGCGTCAGATGGTAAAAAACTATATGGTGCAGATTCATTAAATCGTGCCTTTGAGTTTGACGGGGATGTTTACATTCCTATTAGAACTCAAGTCACTATTGACGCTCCAACCACTATTGCAGCGGTAAACGGACAACTTGTATTATCTTATTTTGGAACAGCTTTATTTTCAGCAGTAGGTAATCCTCATGACTTTAGAACAACAAGTCTAGGTTTTCAAGATGTTCAAGAATTTGGAGATAATATTACGGGAATGAGTGCCATTGTTGGTGGCGTTCTTGCCATTGCTTGTCGAGATAGTTTTTGGCAGGTATCTATTGATGCTCAAACCAGTCTTTATAAAGCAGACTTAATTTCTCCCGATATTGGTGCTATTCATTATGGCTTAATGAATCTTGGCGCACTTTATTCATTTGATGATAAAGGGATTATCCGCATTGTCCCTTCTTATGTATTCGGTGGCTTTGAACACGATACCATTAGCCGAGCCATTCAACCCGTTATTGATCGTTTCCGAGAAAAGATTGTCGCTACTGCCGTTTATAAAAGCAAAAACCAAGTTAGGTTTTATGCAAATGACGGTACGGGTATTATCATGACAATGACTTCGGGCGTAACGCAAACAGGCGCTGCGACCACTGGTCATGACTTTTCTCAATTCACCTATCCCATCAATATTAGTTACGCATGGAGTGGTGAGGATGCAAGTGGGCGAGATATCGTTTTACTTGGCGATGAAGATGGTTATGTTTATGTTGCTAATACCGGATCATCTTTTGATGGTGA